AGAAGAAAAAGCCAACCAACCGCTACGCCGCCGCCATTAAACGTAAATGACAGAAGTCACAAAGGTCGAATGCATACGCTGCAAAGCGTCGCACCCCGAGACACTGTACTCGGGGGATGATCGACTTTGTGTGTACTGCAAAGCGGATATCGCGGAGCAAGAACCGCTAGCCGCGAGCCCCGAACCAGAGCCCACGAAGGAAGAGTCGTTAGAAGATAAGGCGCGCGCGGAACTCGCTCTACGGTTCCTGACTCGCAAAAGGCTACTACCGTTCGTGGAGCGTTTTAACCCCGACTATCAAGCGGGATGGGTGCACAAAGATATATGTAAGCGACTAGAGGAGTTCTCTAGAGATGTCAGTGAAAAGAAGTCTCCACGACTTATGCTATTCATGCCACCCCGACACGGTAAAAGTACACTTGCGTCGGTGGCATTCCCAGCTTGGCACCTCGGCCGAAACCCTCAACACGAGTTCATTAGTTGTTCTTACTCGGGCTCGCTCGCTATGGGGTTCAGCCGCAAAGTTCGTGGACTCCTACGTGAAGAGGGATTTAAGTCAGCATTTAAAACTCGTCTGGACCCACAGTCGCAGTCTGCTGAAGCATGGCTTACTACTTCTGGCGGCGGTTACGTTGCTGCCGGTGTTGGTGGCGGTATTACTGGTAAAGGCGCTCATATCCTTGTCATCGACGATCCGGTAAAGAACCGTGACGACGCCGAATCATCGAATGCGCGCGACTCTGCTTGGGACTGGTATACGTCAACGGCGTATACGCGTCTCGCTCCTGGTGGCGGTGTGCTGGTTATCCTTACTCGTTGGCACGATGACGATCTTGCGGGGCGACTACTTAAAGCAGCAGCAGATAATGGCGAGCAGTGGGAAGTTGTTAACTACCCAGCCAGAGCTGAGGTTGATGAAGAGTTCCGACTACAGGGAGAAGCCCTGCATCGTGAACGTTACGACGAAGAAGCGCTTACTCGTATTGAGAAAGCCGTTGGCCCTAGAGACTGGTCGGCGCTGTATCAGCAGAACCCCGTCGCTGATGATGGCGACTATTTCACCCGAGACATGATTCAGTATTACGACCGCGAGGATGTAGACGAAGACCGCATGCGTTACTACTGCGCGTGGGACTTGGCGATCGGTAAGAACGATAGAAACGATTACACAGTCGGCATCGTTGTAGGTGTTGATGAGTATGACCAGATGTTTGTAATGGACATGGTACGAGGTCGCTTCGACGGCTTCGAATTGGTTGAGCAGATACTCGACCTCTACGAGGTGTGGAAGCCGTCGATCATAGGTATTGAAAAAGGACACATTGAGATGGCCCTCGGGCCGTTCCTCGAGAAGCGTGTTCGTGAGCGTGGGCTCTACGAAGCGTACTTCAAAGATCTCAAGACTGGCCGCAGGGATAAAGAAGCGCGCGCCAGAGCAATCCAAGGTCGGATGCAGCAGGGCATGGTTTTCTTGCCCCGAGATGAAGAATTTACAGGCCCTCTGGTAGCAGAGTTACTGCGCTTCCCGAACGGGGTTCATGACGACCAGGTAGACGCCTTGGCTTGGATTGGTTTGATGATGACTGAGTTCAGTACGTTTACTGAAAAGGTTGAACACATACCAACTTGGCGAGACAAACTCCCTGGATTACTTAAAGGCGAACGCACTAAATCGGCAATGAGCGCATAAAGATGAAAAAGACAAGAAAAATAGATCCTGCGAAGGAAGAAGAAATCACACGTACCCAGTGGGCTCGATACGAGCGCGCACGGGATAACGGCCATCTAGACTATGTAGATATGGCACTCAGATGTGATGAGTACTATCAAGGTGATCAGTGGGACCCAGACGATGAGGCCGCGCTAGAAAGCGAAGGCCGCCCCGCGCTCACTATCAACACTATTCTACCCACCGTTAATACCATCCTCGGTGAGCAGTCGACGCGCAGAGCTGACATCCAGTTCAAACCGCGAAGAGGTGGTGATGCAGACGTAGCCCACACCCTGACTAAGTTGTACATGCAAATAGCCGACAACAACAAGTTGGACTGGGTGGAGCAGCAGGTCTTCTCAGATGGTTTGATTATGGACGGCCGCGGGTACTTCGATGTTCGTATGGACTTCAGCGATCACGTTGAAGGCGAGATCAGAATTACGGCCAAAGATCCACTAGATATACTTATCGACCCCGATGCTAAAGACGCCGACCCTAAGACTTGGAACGAAGTGTTTGAATCTAAGTGGATGACACTAGATGAGATCGAGGAGTTGTACGGAAAGGACAAAGCAGAACGGCTACTCTTTGTTGCCGAGAACGGCATGAGCTTCGGCCCAGACTCTGTCGAGTATCAGGAAACACGTTTCGGGGACACAGAAACAAATGACGACTACTTCGGAGCTGGCGTTCCCGGTGACGAAGAGTACCGCAACGTAAAGTCACTACGCGTCGTGGAGCGCCAGCACAAGAAGCTGTCGCGTGCAGCTTTCTTCGTCGACCCCGATACGGGTGATCAACGCCAAGCGCCTGACGAATGGTCAGAGAACAAGAACAAAAAGTTTGCCAAGCAGTACAACCTAACTCTTATAAGTAAGGTTATTCGCAAGATCCGCTGGACTGTGACATGTGATCAGGTTGTCTTGCATGATGATTGGTCTCCGTATAACCAGTTCACTGTTATCCCTTTCTTTTGCTACTTCCGCAGAGGTCGACCATTTGGTGTGGTTCGTAACCTACTGTCACCGCAGGAGCAGCTAAACAAGATCGCATCCCAAGAGCTGCATATCGTTAATACCACAGCTAATAGTGGGTGGATGGTAGAGAGTGGATCACTTGTTGGCATGACTTCCGATGACCTCGAGGAGCATGGCGCTGAGACTGGACTGGTGCTTGAGTACGCTCGTGGCACCACACCCCCAACCAAGATACAGCCGAATCAGATCCCTACTGGGCTGGATCGGATAGCTCAGAAAGCTGCTATCAACATCAAGACTATCTCTGGCGTGAACGACTCAATGCTCGGTACTGATAGCGCGGAAGTATCAGGTATCGCGATTCAAGCTAAGCAGAACCGTGGCGCGATTATGATCCAGGTGCCACTGGATAACTTGCGTAAATCACGGCAGTACCTAGCTGAATCAATTCTAAATCTAATACAGACGTTCTATACCGAGCAACGTGTTATCCAAGTAACTAACGAGGATGACCCATTGAAGCCCCGCGAGGAAATGGTTGTAAACCAAGAGACTCCCGAAGGCCAAGTCATCAATGATCTAACTGTCGGTGAATACGATGTAATTGTTGCGACTGCCCCAGCGCGAGACAGCTTCGACGAGACGCAATTTGCAGAAGCCCTCGCTCTTCGACAGGCAGGGGTTGTTATACCTGATGACGCTATTATCGAGTACAGCCATCTTGCCCGCAAAGGGGAACTGGCAACGCGTATTCGTCAGATGACAGGCGTTGAACCGCCAACGCCAGAGCAGCAAGAAGCTATGGCTCAGCAGCAGCAGATTCAGATGCAGCAGTTGCAGCTTGAGATGGCTAAACAAGAAGCCGAAGTTAAGAAGCTACAGTCTGAAGTTGCTCTGAACATAGCTAAGGCACAAGACGCAACAGATGTAGATCCACAGGTTCGTATGGCAGAGATACAGGCCAAGCTCGAAATTAATGAGCGGCAGCTTGAACTACGCCGAGAGCTGGCTGATCTCAGTGCAGCTTCGAAAGAAAACCAATCACAAACCTCCGCTGCAACGAAGTTAGCTACCGCAGCATTTAGCAATACCAACAGGAACAACAGGAGTTCTTAAATGAGTAAGCAAGAAGATAAAACAGAAGATAAATCACTTGAGTTTGACGTAATGCCTGGGGCTGATCTACAAGAAGAAGATGATGCGCCTGCATTGGATTTGAGTTTCGAAACCCCTGAAGAGGAGCCAGAAGAAGTTGCTGAAGAAAGCGAAATTGTGGCAGAAGACGAAACGGAAGAACCCGCTACCGAAGAACCCGAAGAAGTTGTGGCCGAAGACGAAGCCGTCGAACAGCCCGAAGAGGGAACTGAACAGGACGACGCAGAAGAAGAGCCTGTAGCCGAGCAGAAACCTGCTAAAAAGCCGATGGTGCCGAAAGCTCGTCTTGATGAAGTACTAGCAAAACAGAAAGCACTTCAGAAACAACTAGACGAGATCAACGCAGCAAATGAAAAAGCAGAAGAAGCGCCCGAATCTTACGATTTCGATGCAAAAGAAGTTGAGTACCAAAACATGGTGCTTGATGGTGAGACAGAAAAAGCTGTTGCGCTACGTCGAGAGATCAGAAAGGCTGAACGAGACACGTTAGAGTACGAAATGCGCCAAGAAATGAGTCAGACGGTGAACCAAGACCGCCAGATGACTGCATTACAACAGGCCGCGAACGCTATGGAAGACGCGTACCCCGTGTTTGATCGCAATTCAGACGATTTCAACGAAGACATGACCAACGAAGTCGTTGAACTACGCGATGCCTTCATGATGAAGGGCTACGAAGCCGTAGATGCGCTTTCAAAAGCTGTGAAATACGTCGTTAAAGACCATGATTTGGATCAAGTGCAAGAAAGTGCGCCAAGTTTGGCCGGTAAAGCGCAGAAAAGCGATGAACTCGCCAAAAAACGCGCGCAAGTAAGCAAAAAGTTGAAGGCTGCAGACGCGCAACCCCCACAACTCCCAGGTGAAAGCTCTTCAAATCATGGAGAGAAGGCATTAGACCTCTCAACAATGACTGAAGAAGAGTTTGATGCACTTCCCGAAGCAACGTTAAAACGTCTTAGAGGCGATATTTTATAACGAGGTAACCATGTCAGTTAAAAAAGACCCACGATTAGCCCGAGCTGGAGTCTCGGGCTACAACAAACCTAAACGGACCCCTAGTCACCCGAAGAAGTCACATATTGTCGTGGCTAAAGAAGGCGACAAGATCAAAACAATTCGGTTCGGCGAGCAAGGTGCATCTACCGCAGGCAAACCGAAAGCTGGTGAGTCTGAAAAGATGAAGAAGAAACGCGCTAGCTTTAAAGCACGGCATGCAAAGAACATAGCCAAAGGCAAAATGAGCGCGGCCTATTGGGCAAACCGCGCCAAGTGGTGAGACATGAAAACTCGTATCCATGTGAATCAACACAACATACGCGCCAACCATAAAAACGGTGAGGATCGCCCAGTCATCACTGTTAAAGACTATAAAGCCAATCGCAAAACTAATAGGGCTGAGATAGTAAATGCTGATGGCGATGTAGTCGCTGCTGTTGTTTATAGCCCTGACAAGCCACTGTCTTGTGGCGCTAGGGTTTGGATCGAGACTGAGCTTGAGGTAAACGTGTAATGGCTAGAAGTGACGAACCAAAGTGGAAACGAATTGTAGCTGCCGTAAAGGCTGGGTCGAAGGGCGGAGCCCCAGGGAAGTGGAGCGCGCGCAAAGCACAACTAGCCACGCAGCGTTACAAAAAGTCTGGTGGAAGCTACTCAGGCCCGAAGACCAAGGCTCAGAAGTCTCTATCTAAGTGGACTAAAGAGGAGTGGGGTACAAAGTCTGGTAAGAATAGTACTCAGGGCAAGAAGGCGACTGGCGAACGGTACTTACCAAAGAAAGCTCGAGAGTCTTTGAGCAAGAAAGAGTATGCCAAGACCAGTGCTAAGAAGCGTAAAGACACCAAAGCAGGCAAGCAATTCAGTAAACAGCCTAAGAAGATAGCTAAAAAGACAGCCCTCCATAGATAGTGGTTGCATTGTAATATTAGCTGTACTAATATGATTTATACGTCTATCAGTACGATAACTGGTCGGCCCGTAGCCGTAAAAAACGTATTCCTCGCCTGCACAAGGCGTAAAACCTGCCGAGGTCGCACCTCGTAAATAAGCGCTAGTTCGTTGCTACACGATACGTAGATACGGATTAGCCGCTCCTTTAAGTCGGCTGATAAGGCGGCGTGTGCCGCATAAATTATTTCGTCAATTTAATAGGAGGCCATCATGGCTTTAACAAATTTCGGTACGCTTACAGGCGACCAACTCCAAACTTGGAGCCGCGACTTCTGGAAAGTAGCTCGCAACCAATCTTTCATCAACCAGTTCGCTGGTACAGGTTCTAACGCTATGGTTCAGCGAGTAACTGAACTGACTAAGAACCAGAAAGGCACAAAAGCTAACATCACTTTGCTCGCTGACATGCAGAGCGACGGCATCACTGGTGACAATACTCTGGAAGGCAACGAAGAAGCCCTCCGCGCGTATGACATCACCATCGAGCTGGATCAGCTACGTTTTGCTAACCGCATCGCTGGTCGTATGACTGATCAGAAGACTGTTGTTAACTTCCGTGAGCAGTCTCGCGACGCACTTGCTTATGCAATTGCTGACCGTTGTGACCAGTTGGCATTCTTGACTCTGTCTGGTGTTGCATACACTCACAAGAACAACGGTGCTCTTCGTGCGCACGCTACTTCAGCAACTGCTGGACACGACCTTGTTGATCTTGAGTTTGCTTCAGACGTTTCTGCTCCAACTGGTGATCGTCACCGTCGTTGGGACAATACTGGCGGCCTAGTTGCTGGTGACACTACTGCTGTCGCTGATGCTGACAAAATTGGATATCGCACAATTGTAGAGTTGAAGGCTTATGCCAAAGACAACTACATCCGTGGTATTCGTGGTGCCGGTAACCAAGAAACTTTCCACATGTTCGTTACTCCTCAGCAGATGGCTGCTCTGAAGTTAGATTCTGACTTCCTAGCTAACGTCCGTAACGCTGGCGTTCGAGGAACTGGCAACAGCCTGTTCTCTGGTTCTGCTTCGTTGATGGTTGACGGTGTAATGATCC